TCAATATCTATCTCTTTCGTTTTAATTAAGTATGCTTTTCCCATTTATCCTCCCTGATAATTATGTGGAATGAGGCCCGCTCCGCAGACCTCACCCACTGTTGTTTATATTGACGATTCAGAGTTTATCGCTCTGATACGTACTTCATCTTGAAAACCATCACCTTCGTCAGGTGCTCTAAGAGCAACAAACGGCTGGTCATAGTAAATCAAATCTGGTCCACCAACTACAGGAGTCGTTCCAGTAAATACAATACGCGGACAGTCTATTTGCAATGTATGAGGCTGTGCGCCAGCCGCCATGTCATCAGAAGTAAACAGCAACTTTATGGCAGTTTCAGTGCCATCAGTATACTTATTGTACATATCCAGATTGTCAAACTCTAAGTTAAGAGTTCCAGTAACATCTCTAAATCCAGCTCTAGGAATAGCGACTCTGTATCTGTCGCCCAACGCACCTTTATCATCCTTAAGACTATTATCTATAGTCAGTGAGAATCCGGCTATTTCCTGCGTGTTTCCATCTACAGTTAATGCACCTTCATCAAACGTCAAAGGATTCAAGACCGATATTGAGGTAGCAGTTGTCGGTTCTTCCGACGTTGCAATCTCATCTTTTCCTAGAAAACTAAACGTTGCTGACAGTGGTTCGCCCACTGAACAGTTTAAAGCCATCTGGTTTATTTTGCAACCACGATACTCAAAGTTGCCACCAGCTACACCAGTTCTACCTATCTCAAGACGTAATCCAGCAGGTAATGAACCACTTGGATATATGTCATGAGCGTAGTGTCCACTACCGCTAGGACCAGCCGTTATAGCACGCCCAAGAGCATGTTTAAACAGCGTATACATTCCAACGGGTTGAACTTCTACGTTTAAATCTCCACCTACATTTTCAGCACCTTCTCTCCAGACACTCCTTGCAGAGTTACCTCTTATAGCATCAGTCATAACAATGTTACGTTCTAACTGGATGCTCTCATTGAGAAAAGGTATGAATTTATCTATCGTTGGAGTACCAGACGCCCATACAGTTTCTTCAGCGAAACCGAATTGAGCATTTGAACCAACAGCACCTATATTAGCCACAGTATACCTCCTATTAGCTAGCGCGCGTGAAACCTACTACTACAACAAGCTCAACGTCAGCACCAATAACCGGTACGTTGTCAAACTCTCCTTGAGCGAATGCCTTTGTAGAAGTCTCACTCTGATAAGCAACACCACTAATTGTCATATCCGATTGGATAATGTTATCAATGATTTGCACTAAATCTTCAACAGATTTCATGCCATCTTCGTAACCAGTAGCTCCATGAGGAACTCTATCTAACACACTTAATCTTACAGTGCATGTAGCATCTTTCTGGCCACCAGTGGCACCTGCGAATGTTCTCCATTCTTCATCTACACGTTCAAGATGAACAGTAATAGCAGGGAAATGATTAATCCTAGCAGGATTATTTCCCGTGAAAATACTGTCATCACGAACGGCTCTTAATCTTATATCTTCTTTGAGTCGTTTTACTATTTGTGTAACTAAACCGCTATAGCTTGGGGTACTCATACTCTACCACCATCCCCAGAATATTTATCACTTTCATCAGACACCTTATTAGTACTATGTCCCCAGTCTGCTTCGTTACCTTCATCAAACACGGGTCTGTACTCGGAAGTCGATGACAATATACCAGTTTCACTCTTTGGTTCTATTCTGGTTCCACTAGAGTCTAGTATGTCAATCTTACCACTTTCTATCTCTTTAAGCATACGCATTGCATCACTGTAATACGTTCTTGGATAGTTTTCTTCATTCTCAGTGATTTCGACCTTTAGTCGTTTCAGCACAGAGTACGCGGCAAGATTAGCTGATATATCAGTTATGATAGGTGGAGTGGTAGTGAATGGGACATTATATCGTTTCGATATTCTCGTATCAATATAATTGTCAGCGCGTTCTATAAAGTAATCTACAACGTCATCATCCAGTATATCGTCTGTTACCAAGCTTAGTAACAACCGTACATCACTGTCAGAATCACTGTAATTATATGTTCTCGCCATTTTATCTTCCTATCTTTTTACACTCCAAGTCTCAAGTCCTGTCTTTGTAATTGTACAATCAAGTATTGTGCATCCTTTCTGATGCATTATATTAGCTATGTCTTGTTTTGATTTCCAATCGCAGTATATAATCAATACACCACCACCTCCAGCGCCAGTTATCTTGAGACCATGGACGCCAGAATGACCTATAGCTAAATCAGTTAGCTCATCTATACGAGCATTACTAATCTTGGAGGACAAATTCTTTTTGTGTCGCCAGTCAGAAGATAATAAATTCCCAAAGTTGGATAAATCTCCAACAAGTAAGTCCTCTTTCATAGCAACAGCTATCTGTTTCAAATGTTCTAAATGTACTATTCTTTTTTTTGTTAGTTCTGATTGAGCCTTTATAACATCATGTGATGTGTGTAAAAGCCCTGTATATAAAAGCAATAAGTTGCTCTGTAACTCGTTAATAACATCTTTTGTTAATCTGAGAGTGTTTACATACACTTCACCTGTAGTGTGAAACTCCATAAAGTTTACCCCACCGAACGCGGCGGTGTACTGGTCTTGCTTACCACCAGCAAACCCCATATCTTTACGTTCTATTATCCACGCTAAGTGTGATATCTCATACAGGTTCATCTTCAAGTTGAACGCTTCAATAAAAGCACCTATAAGAGCAACGACTACAGTACTAGATGTTCCTAGCCCTGCTCCGGGAGGCGCGTCACTTCTTATATAAACATTACAACCATCAATATTAATTTGAGGGAACCTGTCAGTCAATCTGTTGATAGTAGCTTTTATCAAGTCTAAGTTTTCATCATAGGGTAGTTTTTCGTGAGCATCATAAATCTGAGTCTGCACAAAGTCCAACGAGTGTATAGCTATCTTACCAGAATTGTTTAACTCTAACGTAACGTAAACATACTTGTTGATAGTTGCATTGAGAATGTACCCATTGTATCGTTCTGAATATGGTGGCACGTCAGTTCCTCCACCCCCAAAACCTAAGCGCAGTGGTGCTTTAGCTCTATATGTCATATGTCCCCCTTTAGATACTTACACTGCTTTGCGTACTTTAATCCTACATGTGAACCTATATCAAAGAAATACCCATCAGCAACAACTTCTTTGAACGGTATACATTTGATAATATCGTCTGTATGTATACCTTTCCTAAAGAACTTGAAACATTTATCTTTGAATATATATATACCAGAACACTCTATCTTATCATTTAGCATGTTCTTAGCCATAACTTTAATCGCAAAATTCTCGTTGTCTTTCGAGAACCCTTTCTTGATACTGTTTATATCTATGTTATGGTATGTATCACCATTAACTACTGCGAATACTTTTGCGTTACCTATGAATGGTCTAGCATATAAGATAGCACCAGAGTGGCCCATTGGTTCATCTTCTTCTGCGTATTCTATCCAGATATCATTCTCTTTGCACCAAGACTTGATAGATTCTTTCATGTGTCCAATACTCATGATGACATCATATTTCTTATACAGCTTTAACAGATAGTGAAGGAATGGTTTACCATGTATACTAGATAACACCTTTGGGTGATACTTAGTAAGAGGTAGTAATCTAGTTCCTTTGCCACCTGCAAGAATCAGTACTTTCATAAAGTATCCTATACTGCTGTAGCGTACACAGCCTTTTCAACTGTTATAAAAATATCTACTGTCTTTACTATGCTAGATGAACTGAACTTGATAGTCAGCTCACCTTTCAAGCTCTTTGTTAAAGCAATAGTCTCTGCTTGAGTAAAAGCACATGCTATAAGACCAGATGTTGCAGTGGTAACCGAAATACCACTCGATAAACTTTTACTTATAACAGAGCTTGTGTCTGCTTTCTTATACTTCATTTCAAGGGTAATGTCAGTGGCGCTTGTGAGATTTAATGCTGTACCATCTGCGTTGCGTATGGTAAAGTTTATATCTCCTGCAAACCCTTGTTTTAGAGTAAATTTATTTGTTGTTGCCATATTACCCTCTATTAGTTTGTAGTTTCGTATTCTCGGACTTCAACATTCACATCCGTTTCATACGCATCAACATTTACGTCTGTATCGTTCCCATAAACTTCGACGTTTGTATTAGTTAAATCAGTATTTACATCTGTATCGTTCAAATATGCTTCAACGTCTACATTGTCTAAATCTAAATTTACTTCTTGATATACTTCAACACTAGGGCTCGCGCTTACGCTTGGACTAGCTGATGTACTCGTTGATGGGCTCCCCGATATACTTGCTGATGGAGAAGCTGAAGCACTAGGAGATGCAGATATACTCGCAGACGGGCTAGTACTCGGGCTAGCTGATGGAGATGCTGAAGCAGAAGCACTTGGCGACCCGCTTACAGATGGACTTGCTGAAGGACTCGCGGAGGCACTAGGCGACGCTGACGGAGAAGCGCTAATACTAGCACTCGGACTACTAGACACAGATGGACTCGCTGATGGTGACGCAGATATACTAGCTGATGGACTCCCACTTACACTTGGTGACGCGCTAGGTGACGTGCTAGGAGACGCAGATGGACTTGCAGAAGGGCTAGCGCTAGGTGATGCACTTGGACTTGCTGAAAGTGATACACTAGGACTTCCTGATACACTTGGCGAAGCTGATGGGCTTGCGCTAATCGAAGCACTAGGGCTAGATGACACACTAGGTGACGCTGATGGTGATGCACTGATAGAAGCACTTGGTGACGTACTTACACTAGGGCTAGCACTTGGAGATGCACTTATCGAGGCGCTAGGACTACCTGAAACTGATGGACTTGCCGAGGGACTAGCGCTTGGACTAGCTGATACTGAAACGCTCGGGCTAGCACTGACACTTGGACTAGCTGAAGGACTGGTGCTTGGGCTAGTAGAAATAGACGCGCTTGGGCTTGCACTAACACTAGGTGAAGCACTCGGGCTCGCAGATATGCTCGGAGACGCACTAGGAGATGTTGATACGCTCGCGCTAGGACTGCCACTAACAGATGGTGACGCACTTGGTGAAGCTGATATACTCGCACTTGGACTTCCACTTACAGACGGAGATGCACTCGGAGAAGCAGATGGGGAAGCACTTATTGATACACTTGGACTAGCGCTGACTGAAGGACTAGCACTAGGACTTGCTGAAATGCTAGCGCTTGGAGAAGTGCTGACACTCGGACTAGCTGACGGTGAAGTACTAATTGATGCGCTAGGACTACTACTAATGCTAGGAGAAGCACTTGGTGAAACACTTGGCGAAGCTGATATGCTAGCTGAAGGACTTGAAGATACGCTTGGACTGGCTGAAGGACTTGCCGAGATACTCGCACTGGGTGAACCACTAACTGATGGACTGGCAGAAGGAGACGCGCTAACTGAAGTACTAGGGCTACCACTTACTGATGGCGAAGCACTTGGAGATACGCTTGGTGAAGCTGAAATACTTGCGCTTGGGCTACTGCTAACACTAGGGCTCGCTGAAGGGCTTGTAGAAATAGAAGCGCTAGGACTAGAACTTACTGACGGACTAGCGCTAGGTGATGCACTGGGGCTAGGACTAATGCTTCCACCACTAGGACTTGAACTTACACTAGGACTTGCAGAAGGACTTGGGCTTATAGAAGATGGACCCGTAACTGAGAAATCATCAAACTTAACTAAACAAAGAGTAGGAGAAGCATGAGACGTTACAAATATACCTACATCTTGCGTTTCTAACGCCGCAGTAGACGTCCATGTGCTTATTAACGTATAATCAGTCCCGTTCGTAGAGAAGTACCCACTTAAATTATAGTCACTACCGTTTTCTCTTTTAGTAACTTTTATCCAACAAGGATATGCTGTTGTACCATTACCACTATCATGACTATCTAAAAACCCATCGTTGGTATTATCCCACTGCATCGAGAAATCGTTACTAGGTGTAACACAAGCCTGCATATAACCAGTACTTGAACCCATAGCAGACATATCATTCTTAACCATGATACCTGCTTTTGCCCAAGCATTGGTATTTTCTTGATAAGTAATTTTAACTATGGCGTCAAACTCACCAACTAAATTAGCAAGATAAAGAACTCCACACTCATCAGATGTTGTCCATACATCAGCACCACCAGCATCAATCTGCATGTCTCCATCAGCATGTTCAACATGTGACGTACCAGCGTCTCCATCAGCATCGTTCCAATCCCAGTAGCCATCAATAGACTCGTCGTTAAAGTTATCCCAAAATGGTATAGCCGCGGCAGATGGGGAAGCTGAGACACTAGGGCTACCAGAAACACTTGGACTGGCTGATGGACTAGCTGAAACGCTGGGAGATGCCGACACGCTAGGTGATGCTGATACGCTTAAACTAGGAGATGCGCTGGGTGACGTTGAAGGGCTTGCCGAAGGGCTTGGTGAAACTATTTCAGAAAAATCCCACCCAGCATTATTACCACTATCAGTACAACCATTAGTAGTAGATGCTATCCAAGAAGAGTCATCCGCTGTGTCGTGATAATAAACTATTGCATAAGCTTGTGTTAGTGCCCCATTAGTCCCAGCTCCCGAGTAAGCTCCAATTTGAGCACTATCAATATCAGTACTTGTTATATAACCAGTATGAGCGGTTAGCGTTGTTTCAACATAACTTCCACCAGACTCAAACGCACCAGAATAAGTAGTACTATCAACAGACATTCTTGTTGTTGATGTACCCCCACCACTTTTAGTATCAAAATAACCAACCAGTTTTTGTATAGGATTACCAGAAGCAGAAGAAGTATTGCCCATTCCGTGATACTGAGCCGCATACCAGTTATTCGGTCTAATATAAGTTGTATCATCATCTGATACTACTTCATCAATACTTTCCCACCGGGTAGCTTCTCCACCCTCTATAATCCAGCTAGAGTGAATATCGCTATCGGGTCTTAGCGTTTCAGTATCAAGGTCGCCAGCATTAGAATAGCTGATATCACAATACTCTACAGAAACCACACCAGAAGTTATTGCCCAATAATGTTCAGCAGATGTTGTACTCGCAATAGTTATTTCGTTACCTGATGTACCGACTGCTGAGAGACTTCCAACCACAACGAGCATACCAGCAACAACTTTTATACTATTATCTTGTCCTATTGTAAATGCATTTGTAACCGTAATTCCCCGAGATATGGTAAGCTCTCCAGAACTAGCATCTACAGTCAGAGAATCAAATATATCCGCATCTTCAATGTTAAGCGTTCCAGTTCCTGTCCATACTACGTCTGGAAATGAATTGCGAGCACCTTCCCACTCACCAGCTCCAGTAGTGTTACAAGTGATAGTGGCTGTTCCGGGTATTACAGTTAAATTAGTACCACTATTCAAATCCATTGGGGCGGCAGAATGACCATTTAATATCCACGCACCAGAACCAAGGTCTATTACTCTAGTTAAACTGTCTGCGCTAGTAAGAGAATAAGCTGTTACATCATAAGTGTCAGCATCAAAAGTTCCTGAGTTTACTCTCATTCTTCCACTATTGCCAAGGTCAAGATTACCCACCAAAGTAAGAGAGCCACCGACACCATTTACATACAAATCAGAAGCATGTGACTTAGCGGCGGTAACAAAAGTTTCAGCAGACTGACTAGCAAATGTAAGTGTTCTCGTTCTGGAAAGACTCATACCAGATATTAATGTTAAGCTACCATAAATAATTGAATTTTGTGATGTTACCGTCATGGTGGGGGTATTAGTTGCCCCCGTCCAATCTATGTCTGTAGCGTATAATCTTATATTAAAGCTTACACTTTGGCCACCACCACTAAATGAATTAGAATCGAAGAAAACATTATCTTGAAGTAGAGGTCTTCTTGCTCCACTAGAACCACCACTAGAAGTTGCCCAAGTGTCATCAGTCCAGTTTCCACTATCTCCTACCCAATATAAATCGTCAGAAGCTGGAAATGTAATACCGGTATTACTTAAACCATCTCCCACATCATCTTGAGCAGAGAAATCCCACGATGCCGCACCAGCTCCAGTAATTTGAATTATATCACAGTTAGTAACATTAGCAGTATCAGCCGTAATAGTATACCCAGCAGTTGCATTACCTATTAAGCGACCTCTACTGTTTTGGCTATTACCAGTAAAAGTAAAAGTATCCGTAACTACTTGGTCAGCCTCAAGAAATAATGACCCTGCCCAGCTAGCATTAGTACGCGTCAAGTTTGTAAATGTATTTTCACCACGAAGATATGGGCTATAAGACATAGTTATATTAAGGGCATAGTACGTCTCACCCCCACCATGGATGAACGTGGCGTTTGAACTAGCAGTAGTCATTGCTATAGTACAAGTCTCTTCGTTTAGTGTAAGATTGGTTATAGTACCAATATTGAAATTCGTACCGCCACCACCCGTAACGGTTAAGGTATTACCAGCACCCATGGTAAGTGTTCTAGTGTTAGAGTTGCTACTATTAAAAACCAGACCCCGTACATCAACATCGTTGAAATCTAGTGTACCTTGAGTAAGTGTTAAATTGTACTCACAGGTAAGATTATCTTGTAGAGTCCAATCACCTGTTCCCGCAAATGTAACAGACCCAACCGTCTTTCCACCTAACGTAACAGTTTCAGAACCAGCACTATTAAATTTAAGTTCAGCCGCAGAACCAGCAGAAATAGTAAATGTCATACCAGCTACTAACGTCATAGACCCAGATATAGTTAAGTCAGCACTACTGCCTTGTTGCATAGTGTCTGTATATCCAGTGCAATCTAGACCATTACAAACCGCGTTACTACCAAAATTTATTACACAGGGCCCAGAATTAGCATCAAAGTAAACATCATCAGAAGATGTAGGAACACTTGCATCATCCTGCACACCTGATGCAGTTCCCCAATTAGTATCGCCTGTAGCGTCCCAATCAGTTGATGACCCACCATCCACCCAATATCTGTCTGCCATATTTAACCCTTTGCGTCTATAGCATTACCTAACTCAGCGGCAATTTGTTCATGGCGTTGCTGTAGTTCTTCTAAATCTTTCTTAGTTCCTTCTTTTTTAAGAAGTTCTAAAGTGTGTTCTACATCTACTTGCTGTTGGTTTAATTGCTCTATCAACTCCTCGCGAGTAAGAGGAACAAGCTCTGCTGGTGGCACACTCTTCATGGCGATATATGAATTAACACGCTCCAGCTTATCAGCTTCTATGTCAGCTTCTTTCAACTTTGCATACTCGTCCTGTGTGTAATATAAAACATCATTACATTTACCCTTCACTGTCTGTTCACTAAACTTCACTTGAACCATAACTTTGTCTGCCATAACTTATCCTTTCCTAATAAAACAAATGTTTGGGAAAAACGATACGGATTGTATCTTGTGGTCTGTACCAATCTGCTCTACTTTAGTCTTTATAAAATCTACGATAGATATTTCCTTAAACCGTTCCATGTAACTTACGTATATATCCTCAATAACGTATACCCCACCAGGCTTTAAGTACTTCCATAATGCATTATAGTTGTTTCTTTGCTCCTTGGGTAGATGTATTGCATCATCTACAATCAAGTCAAACATACCAAACTGCTTACCTATCTTATGTAACAACTCATTTTCTTTAATGTCCCCAGTAATAAGTGTTGTTCTTCCCTTGATGAACTTCATATCTAGCTTCCTATCATCTTTATCTATTCCATATATCTGTGCTCTAGGAAACGAATCGTGCCATAGAGCTAATGAAGAACCCGTCTTAACTCCAAGCTCAAGTATCTTAATGTGCTTTGCTTGCTTATCACCCATATAGAAGTCATAATAGGGTGTATAAGAATGAACCCAATACTTGTCTGTTGTCTCCGCTCCATACTCTAAAAAGTGCTTAATTGCATTACCGTGTATAGTCTTCTCCGGGTCACCCCAAGATGCAGGAGGAATAAAGCTATGCGCAGTGTGGTCATCTCTCCATATTCTAACTGGTACCTTCTTCCAGCCCAACTGATGTATTATCTCTAGCCTCCTAGATCCACGAGTAATTACTAAGTACTCACCATCAAGAAACATATCTAGCGGAGACTGTAATCCCTTCGTCTTTACACTTTCACAGAGCAACTCTAAATCTCTAATCTTGTTTACAACATGAAATCTACCCTTAGTATTTGGTATACCCTTAGAACACACCATCGGGTTGAGTCTACTGACTAGGTATCTGTAATACTCTGATGCTTCTATCTCCATCTTAGAAAGCTTGCCACCTTTAAGTATTCTCTTAACCATAGACGGAAAGCATTGGTTAAGCCACTGAAGACCGTCAGTCTTATTCACTCTAGCATAAGATAACCTGTTCTTGTATAACTCCTCTACGTCAAAGACCCGGCCCTTGTTAATCCAAGAGGTAACCATCTTATTCTTATTGTACTTAAACTTTGCACGCTTGATGTCTGTCTTAAGATTCTTTACTTGTAATTTAGCATACTCCTGAGTGTATGGTTCCGGCATTTTCTTACTCTCTTCCCAAGTTGGTACTGGTGCAAACTTATTAACTAACCACTTTAAATCTCTTTTCTGTAAGTGCCACTTACCACTTGTCCAGAACTTTATAGAATACTTACGAGCTTTTACTTGGTCAGAACCTTTAATCGCGTATGGAAAACCCACACCACCTCTAAAATAATGCGCAAACCAAGTCTTCTTGTTTACTTTTAACGAACCACCCGACAACCATGCTTTAAGCGCCATCTCAACGCCCTGCTGTCCCCAACTACCAGTCTTCTCATCACAACCACCTAGCTCCCAGTATCTATCTAGATGCATAAAGAAACAAGCACCTTGCCCTGTCATTACATCACAGATATCACCTTTAACGCGGTCAGAGCTTTTATGTATCTTGTGCTCTTTACGAAACTCACGCGCGGCAGGTCCGTCCCAATAGTTATGTCTAAAAGGTTTGTGCTTTGCATATGGAGCTCTTATCCACATAAAGTCAGTGACCTTACTGAGCTTAGGCTTCCACTTGTCTACGTCTAAGTTGTACATGCGTGGTATAACTGTCCAATCATACTCACAATCGGCGGCTAGCTTAACATCAAATCCCTCATCAAACATGCTGTGTCCATCAGTCTTCAAGATATACTTACCTTTGGCTATTCTAGCGCCTTCGTTAATACCTTGGCGTTGACCGATAGACCTAGCATGATGTACTAATATGATTCTAGGATCATCTTTAATAGGTGGGTCTGGCCAGTACCCATCTAATATTGCTATGACTTCTATCTCTCCTCTAGAAGCAGATAGAATACTGTCAATAGTCTTTTGAAGATACTTCTCGTTACGAGCTGGGATAACTACAGATACCATATTATAGCTCCCATCTTGGCTTAATTACTTTCTTATAATAATCTCCCCATATGCCAAGAGAGTATTTGAATGATGCGTCAGAAGAGTCTCTTTTAATGTTATGAGTACGAGGAAACTTACGATGCTTGTGAGCATACCAAGTATACTTATTGAGCATCAACATACCACCAGCTTTCCATGTCTTAAAAGTCATCTCTATTGAATCTTGATAGTGTGTTCCGTACCCTTCACTCTGTAACTCTTTAATAACTGTATCCCAATGCTTTCTAGACATTAACCAACAAGAACCTTGCATAGCCATCTTCTCATCAAGCATAATATGAGCTCTATCTACATCACGACTACGCCACGGCACAGATGCGAACTTGTTTCTAGGCTGTACAATAATCAGCTTCTCATAATCAATATGTAAGTCGTTCATTACTTCCCACTTCACAGCCTCCAGCTTATATCTACGTGGTGTCACTATCCAATTATCATGGATGTATTGAAGCAACTTTACATCATAACCACTCCCAAACATACAATGTTCATCTACGCGCATTATGTACTTACCATGAGAAGCAGAAACACCAGCATTGATAGCACCTCTCATGCCAACGTTCTTTTTAAGTATTACTGGCTTGATTCTCTTATCTTCTCTAAAAGGCTTCTTCAGCTCGTACCCATCAATAACAGGTATTATCTCTATGACACCTTCTGAATTGTCAAGTAGTGAGTCTATTGTCTTATGAAGTAATGGGTCTTTATACGATGGAATAACGACTGAAATCATGTGCCCTCCTTTATATTATAACCAAAAAATAGCTACTTAACCTATACAATATATATAGATATATAGTAGCTCATATATATGAAAAGTGCGCCACTTCTTGAGATGTTAGCTACTATCTTAAAACAGTCTAACAACTAACGGGTAAAGTATTGCCAGCACTATAGTTCCAATTATCCACGCTATAGTGTCTATGAACCCAAAAGCAACCCCAGCCATTAGACCTGTGAACAATCCTAGTGTAGCGCGTGTTAGTATGTCAGCATAGCGTTGAGCTTCGTAGTCATTATATACTGGCTTACCTCTACATACTGTTGTATAAATGAACGCACCAAGAGGCGAACCATCATCTTTTTTGAGACCATTACTATGCCAACCAGGTATGCCATACCCAGGCGTAAATGAAACAAACAGCAGTGGAATAGCTAATAGTCCAAGTAGTGTCCACGAGCCTAAAGCAACAGCTATTCCAATCGTAGCTGAACAACCTAACCTCCTTATCGTTAGAGGTGTTTTATCAGCACCACCTAATGCCCACAAGTAACCTGACAAGAAGAACGCTGGTATAGCCCACCAACTCATAAAGAACGACCAAGCAACTACTTGTACTGCACCAACCAACCCTTCTTCTGGATTAAGCTTCTTCATGTTATCCCCCTAGCATATTGCTTGCCTGAGATTTCTTCTTATGAGCTATCAACGCTCCTATAGCATTTATCATAAACCTCTCATCGCATCGCCGCTTAGTACCCATTATATGACTTTCGTAAGCAACTAGATTGTCTTTATCCCACAGAGCGTGTAAGAAGACGAATATTACATCATCCTCATAGCTCATATAATACAAGTCATCTTCAAGTCGTCTATTCTTGATAAGATTGTCAGCCGACCCAATACTGTGTTGGTCTTCAAGACCAAACGATAAATCAGATACCATATCTAGATGTAAGTCTTTACGCATGAAGTGGATATGGCTTTTATTTTCATTCTGAAACTTGTTAAATCCTTCCCGCTCTAAAACCGTGCTAAATTCATTTATTAAATCGCTTCTGCAAGCTATGTCTACTTCATACTCACCATGCTTATAGTTTCTAGGCATTCTCAGAATACACCAATATGTTCTTGCGTCATTAAGCTGTCTACAAATATCTTTCAATTCTTCGTACGGTGTCATAAAACATCTCCTTACGTTTTGTATAGTCCGAACCACTTATAAAAAATCCACGGCACACCCGTTTGCCCACCAAATGGGGCAGTGTTATCAACGTAACATCTAATCTCACTATAACCAAGCTCTTGAAATGCTTTTAGTCTTGAATACCCATCTAGCCTTTTGTATTTATGCTTGTCAGTTTTCTGTTCTTTAACAAGTATAGGTGTAATCTCATTACCTGTAGCTATGAGTTGCTTGACTATCTCTATAGCTTCTCTATGCTTCTTGTCAGGCGTCTCGGCATGACCTTCATCACAATATTCTATGTCGCTAATCGGTATAGAAAGCACCTTATATTCCTTCATCTGTTCTATACGTATCTCTGTAAGTTTTTTCAGTGCTTCAGATAGTCCTTCTACAAGCTCAATAAAGTCACTATCGTTGAACCACAGTGATACATTCCTAAGCTGTATTCGTATAGTTTCTCTGTCTATAACTTCAACATAAAAATCTCTACTATACTTATTAGGTCTCTTTAATATCTTCTTCTCGAATAATCTTTTCATAATAGTGGCTTATAGCGGTTAATGTTCCTCGTTTAGTTCTACCATACACCTTATCCTTTACTTCCCCTAAGTACGCATGACAGTATGTAGATTCAACCTCTCTATGCGTATCATGTACATAGATATGACAGTCATCACTCCTCAGCTTACTTGCCATATATATGGACTGCATACGCCCAGGGTCAACATCTGCGTTACCCTTAGGTGAATCTATAATAATAATGTCCCACTTCGTATCAGATACAGATTCGTGTAAATCCATTTCAAGCTTTTCGTGGTTATTTAATAGCTCGCCCCACTGAGTCAGCTTTGTTTTATAATCAACTTTGTATATTTCTGCATTGCCAACAGACTCTCTTGTCTTGTCTATCCATTCATGTATGTTCTCAAGAAAAACTGTTCTTCCACCACGATTAGTAGTAGCCCAAAACTTACTATCGTGTCCCGTACCAAACACAAGCAGATTGCAAGGCTTAATCTTCTCAAGCTCATCGCAGATAAGAAGTAACTGTAATGGCGTTATCTTTATACCATCGTTACGCCACGCTCGTCTATAGAACTCTGGCGTACTTTTACGCACAGCTTTAAGATTGTTCTTCTTCCACTCTTCTATCGCGTAAGACTTACTACGTCCAGCATAATGTTTAGAAAAATGCGCTATAGCTGGTTCGTACTCGTTGCCTTTATACGGATAAACAATAGTGTTATCACGCAGTATAGCAAACTCTATAAGGTCTCCACAAAAATTATAAATACATGTATCAATGTGCGTAGCTTTAAGTTCATCATTTTCAACATGATTACGTATAAACTTACCATCAGAATTAGAAAGCTCTCCTTCTTTCAAATACATATTCATCATTCTTCGAGCTGTGGTTCTATCCACGATAAAGATACCTGGGGATATATATGTCTTTCCAGATGGTGTTTTATCTATAAACATACCCTTATTAAACCCACCATGTCCAGCAATACCACCACCAAGTTTAAATAGGTTCTCTAGCGACTTGAAAACAACAACATCAATATCAACCCACATAACCTTTGTGTACTCAACTATACCCGCAAGATAGTGTTCAATCATCAAGGAAGAGTGCTTAATATGGGTAGTGTCTTCTTCGATGTATTCTATAAGATTAACACCGATAGCCATAAGCTCTTCTCTTATGTCATAGCTAACGCCACGAGATATAATACAATACATAGGTATTGATGGGTTACTCAACTTAAACGACACGAACATGTCTAAAGCATAACGCTCAAGCGCTCTGTCCGTTGCTGATATCATTACATTTAGCATCTTCTTCCTCTAGTACTTTTAGTGATTCTGCTATTGCTTTCGCAAATTGTTTGAACTCTGATTTACGTAGGTGCAACCTAAACTCTCTCATGTGTAGATGTACGTCATCTTGCTTCTCAAGCTCTATCTTTAATCTGTTAGCATAATAATCACTGCTTTTATCTAAACGAACACCGTTATCATAACTAATTAGAAAGTCATGATGCCCCGGCTCCCAACCATACTCAGCTATACCCTTAGCGACACCTTCTTTTAAAATAGTCAACGCGTTATACAGATTATCAAACTCGCGTTTCGAGAAATCGTATCGAGTGTTTCTTATGTGTACATGTATTGTTTCACATAAATCACCCCACATAGAACTTGGAGTGATTGTTCTATTCTCAAGCTCTCCTTCGTATAATACCTTTTTACAATTACCCATTTGTAGCACTAACTCCTCTCTGCATGCCTTGTGTACCATCAGCAGTGACGCGCACACTCTTACATTCGCACACTATTTTTTTACATTTGTCACACCATTCAACATTAACTCGCCAAGAACCTCTACTTTTATTTCCTCTTGCCATTCTCAGCCCCTATTATTTCATCAGCTAAACCTAAATCAATAGCTTCTTTACCAGACAATATTGTGTCTATTGTACACATGTTACTAAGCGTCTCCTTTTTAAACTTTGGATGCTTAACGCGTATCCTCTCTAAGTATATGTCATACATCATCTCTCTTGTTTCAGCACAATACTTAGCCCACCTCTCAACGTGTTTAGGTGTACCAGATAAAGCTTCAAACCCATCGTGTATCATATAACTACAATTTGGTGAAAGGATTCTTCTGTGACACGCTTGCATAATTATCGTACCCATACTACGAACCATACCAAATCCCACCATTGTAACATTAGACCTTAAGCCTGTAATAACATCATATATTGCCATTCCTCTATCCCAGTCACCACCTGGGCTACTCCAGTACAACTTAATATCGTCATCATTCTTTTCGTCAAGGAACAATAAATTCTTTATAACCTTTCTTGAACTAGCGAAGTCCACACCTTCTTCTTCGTTATAGTCGTCAACATACTCACTCCCAAAATATATTATTCTAGCAGGTATTAAACAGTCGTAATCGTGAAACTTATCAAAATCATCTAATACGTATTTCTTCATATAACCCCCTATTTTATACCTACACCATTCATCTCCCATGATGAGTCAGGAGATAAAGCGTCGTTTAAATTATGTGGTGCTCTTAGTACAATATCTTTAAACCCAGCTGTCATCAAAACCCATATTAGCGTATCTGGGTCAAACCCGCTTACATGTGTGTTTTCTGGATAGTTTTGTCCACCATAGATATACATCCAAAAGTTTCGTCTGTCTATATTTCCTTTTAAATACTCAAGCATTAAAGCTCTCATGTTAGGTACTTTTATAACAACACGACCACCAAACTTTAAAACTCTTCTCCATTCAGCTAACACTAATATCGTGTTGGCGTGTGATATCGTATCTTCTTGCGAACCAGTAAATCTACCATGATAAATATGTTCCAAGACGCTTTCAGCCAATATCTCATCTATTGAATTTGTAGCAAATGGCAATCGTTTGCTTATGTCGCATACATGGTCAACATGTTTCATTGGCCTTAAATCTACGTTTTGGTACCCCTTATCACGGTAATCAATATTCCCACACCCAAACGCTAGTTTCATTGTACCCCCTATTTACACTTTAACTTCCACCAGTCTGTTTCTCCTTCTGAAACGCCACCCAGTAATTCAGTTACGGCATTACGCACGTTTGCATCATTAAAGTCATGTCCGCATATAATACCACCAATACGTATTTTTGGTAACCAGCTTTCTACATCTAGCTTAACATCTTCATATTCGTGACTAGCATCTATATATACTAAATCAATATCATCTGGTACATCACTCACAGCTTCATGTGAAAACTTTCTTATAAATGTAATGTCATTAAAACCATCTATGTTTTCTAGTAAACCATTCATGTTATGCTTATTCTCGGGATATTTAACATCAAAAGAGTCTATTAAATACATATGTTTAGGGTTAAGCTGAACGCGCATATCAAACGCATGACGTCCTTTCCATACACCAACTTCAACTATAATGTTCGTCTTAGACTTAAAATGCTTTTTAGCAAATAGAATAGACGGTCTAGACACCCACACATTCTTTTCTGAAAACCGCTGTAAATGACCACTCGCCATAACTTTCGTCACCTCTCCAATCAGACGCATTGATTGGCTTACTATCGCTATCCCATCTTCCGCGCAAATCGCAATGTACAAGACTTACCTCTAGCTGTTTAGTAATATTCAATATGTCTTTAATGTCATAGTCTTTTTTGTGACTACCATTACACTTTGGGTGCCCTACGTTGTAATAGAACTTTTTATCAGGCATGTATAGCGTTAGTAATCCACCACAGCGTAACTTCTTAATCCATCTTTTCAGTATATCTGGAACATCTTCTGACGGCGCATCTTCTAGTGCATGTGATGAAAATATATAGTCTAGTTCATTATCATTAAACGGTAGCTCACAGAAGATATCTGCGATAACGTCTACCGCATTAGCATTATGCACATCAAGACCTACAGCATCTTTGTGTATTTTGTTGTCACCACAGCCTAAGTCAGCACCATGTCCATGACACCACTTAAGTAGTCTGTCTCTCGCTAAGTTTATATTGTTCATATTTCTGTATGTAGTAATCTTTCTGTTCTAGTTCAACATTAAGACCATAGCGCGCGGCAAATTCATCAACAGCCCTTGTAGCGCCATCGCAATGTTGCTCTCTATAATCATCTAGTCTAAAAACACCACCTACGTTAAGATTGTCATATAACGTTTCTAGAATAAGTTTGTAACCTTCATATAAATCGCAATCTATATTTATAAAGCAGAATCTTTTATCTTTTATAAGATGTATAGTATCGCTAAACATACCTTTGTAAATGACAATCTGTCCGTTACTTCCATTTGTACCAAGCCTGCGTAGCACTTGCGCTTCTGATGTATCTGAAAATCTATGTTCATAAAACACTACCGGGCTGTCGTGCTTAGATAGCTTAGGTAACCCAGTAAATGAGTCAAATAGATATAATTTCTTTTTATAGTACACTATAACGGCATACAATCTAGATGCTGATTCTCCTCCATACACACCGAACTCAGCAACGTCACCATCACACGAACTAAATATCTTATGTATTAGATTCATCAGCTTTCTTTTTTTCGTGTTTTACTGCTATTACGAGCATCTCGTCATTACCTTCTCTGCGAAATGGCTTATCGTGATACTGTCCATTCATGAACCCTATATCGTAAAACCCAGCTTTGTTTAGAACTTCAGTGATAAGCTCTTGGTCGAACCCAATAAGATGTTGGTTCTCAACACACATTGTTCCGCCCCATGTCCATATTATGATGTCTTTGAGTTTCTGTCGACCTCCGGTGTAAGACTTAAATATACATTCACAATTAGGCACTTTTAATTTAAGCTTTCCACCAATTTTCAATACTCGTCTCCATTCTTCAAGTACCCATATTGTATTTAGTAAGACTATACCGTCAGCATCATATCTTGGTAACATGTGCGGGATATGCTCAAGTACGCTTTCAGCGTATATTTCATCTATACTGTTCTTCTTGAATGGCAATTCTTGACTAATATCTATACAGTAATCAACGTGGTCAAATTTACGTATATCAACGTTCTTATATCCCTTATCCCTCAAATTAGAATTAGGGCCACACCCAAAAAATAACTTCACTTTATCCCCCTAATCTCTGTTATAATATTCTACAATTTTATTTCCGTATAAAAGATTTGCCTTAAGTCTGTGTATGCCATCCTGCAACTTGCCATCCTTAAACGCAATAGGCTTAAGAGTCTCACCACTTTTTAGTATTTCATGAAATGCTGATATACGTATGCTCGACCATACTTGAATTAAGACTATAGAAAGTTTATCGTCCGTACATTCGCGTATAAGTCTTTCAAACAACCATCTCTCTTTCAACATATCTCGCATTGTTAAAGGTCTTTCGTCTTTATCAATGGCAATAATTTCACCACGCTTACAGCGTATATCTGCAATTCTTATATACATTAAAGCTCCTCATATTCTCTATACGTGTATCCCATAGCCTCATATAACGCTCTAAACTTTCTTCTAGTAGCCCAACCATGCTGTGAAAAGATGCAATCATGTTTCTTAAAGAAGTACTCTCTTCCCTTCTTCTTCTCGGGAGATGCCGCGTACTCACCTTTTAATGAACATGTCTGAGATGCTCTGTGATAAACATACATAGTTGGTGCAAGATACGTCCTCCAGCCAGCATCGCGTATACGCCAGCATAAGTCCAAATCTTCGTCCCAATTCAACCCAATTTTTTCATCGAACAAGTAACCATCTATATCCTTAATCATGCTTTTGCGTATTGCGCAACACCAAAGCGATGTCCATGCATCAAGGCTAACTTCATCTAAGTTTTTTGGAATTGACGCCATGTGAGTCTTAAGCCACTCTGGATTAGAATCTTGTATCTGCTTATATCTATCCTCTTGATTATAGCTATCTTCTTTAATATCCTCATTCCGTAAGTCGTTGTTCTCGTAAGCTTTAATCATTCCACATTGTGGATAGTCTAAAAAAATCTTAAGAGCATTAGTAACCCAGAAGTCAGTAGCTATAACATCGTTTTCTATGAGAAATATGAACGCACCAGATGCTAATTCAACTCCAGAATTAAACCCACCTGTCATGCCAAGATTCTTTTCATGTCGCACAACAATAGCACCTTGTTTAACAAACGATTTATTCAAATCTTCCCAGCCTTTTGCTGAAGATGCGCTATCTATAACTATAAGCTCGTATGCTGGATAAATAGTATGTTCCTTAATACTCTTAAAAGTCCAGGCACTACACTCTAAAAGCCAAGGAGTTATGTTATGCATCAGCATAACTATACTTACAATGGGTGGTGTCTTAATCGTCTTTTTTTCCATAAATCTCCTCAAATTTTATAATGTCTTCCGGTTTAAGTTGATGTATGTTCTGTCTGAACCAATGCTCGTCCTTATCTTTAATTCTGTACATAGCGTTATCGCCTGATTGGGTAGCACCATGTTTCTTCTTAACATAATTTCCATAATCAACCCACTTCTCTGCTAACCCTTCATGGAAATGAAACGACTGACCATAGTGATGGAATATCCTAGACCCACCTACGAGATACAGATTTAACCCTTCATCTAAGCATCTCCACGAGTAATCTATGTCATCAAATCCACCTAACCCTAAAGCTTCGTCAATCTTACCAACTTTGTTTATAGCTAATCTGGTCATGATTGTAGCGCACAATGGTAACCAGTTGCCACTTACCATTTTTTTGTCTTGTGGTCTACCTGCAAACTTAGCTATTGTCCCTTCCATAAGTTTCATTATTTCATCAAGGTTTCCTTCTAAAGCCATGTATTCTTTACTTCCGCGATGTATCTGTACAGGCATCATTAAGGCACAGTCCGGATGTGAATTAAGACTGACCATCATAGGTGCTAGCCACCCCTTAGGTACCAACGTGTCGTTATTAAGCAATAAAACGTCATTGTTTCCAGCAAGGTCTATACCAACATTATTACCTCTAATAAAACCTAGATTCTCTGTCTGCGGATATACTTTAACTTTTGGATGCTTCAAATTCTGTAAGTATTTACTAGGACAGCAGTTAGGATTCTCAAGACATTTATTCTCAACTATAATAACGTCATATTCTGGATAGAGAGTGTTATTCAAAACAGATTCCAAGCACTCTATTGACATCTTTTCTATCTCATCAGTACGAGACCACCACAACAAAATTATACTAATCTTTCTCATTTCGTCCCTCTCTTAGAGTTTATTAGTTCTTGTAAAAACGCTGAGTTTCTCTCAGCATCTTTCTTCCACGTCCAGTAGTCTCTCGCCCAAGTAGCGCCAGTAGCGCCTTTCTTGCGAGCTTCATCCTGGTTGTCAAATATATGTTTAAACAGATGTGTTAAATGTTCTTCATCTGGGATAGCTTGATTACCTGGTAAGTAACCAGCTTTCTTTAGAGTACAATTAATTCTGTAGCCAGTGCTAGGCGTGCAATAATCTCTGGGTCCTCCAAAATCTGTGATAACAAGGGGTAGTCCGCATGCCATTGCTTCAATACCGGGCAATGCGAAAGAATCTCCTTCTGTTGGGAGTACGAAACAATCACTCGACCTAAGCATTTCTCCAATTTCGTATCTAGTGTGTTCTTGATAGACCTTCTCAATGTTCTTAACTTTAATGCCATAGTCTTTTAGATTCCCCCAACTGTTAGATTTTATTATAAGCTTTGCACCTTTAACATCACCCAAAGCTTTTTCAAACGCATTTATGAGCGCATGAGTACCTTTCCTGCCTTGTGCTACAGCTATAGTTATAAACGTGAAGTCACTACCCTTTTTTCTTTCTCTCGGAAAAAATACATTATCGTCAAACCCTTGTCCACCAACGTGTATAGGCGTTGTTACACCAGCGTCCTGAAATGCTTTCTTCGTAAACTGCGACAGTGCGAATATTCCATCTGCATGTTTATTATGTATTTCGGCAGTAGCTTCATCTACTAAATTGCTATCCCAACACGACAGACTTATCTTGACTATATTAGCTGGTACGTCTCTTAATTCTAGCATATCTCTAGCTAACCCTTGTCGTATGAAAACATCATAATGCTCATATCTAGACGACAAACACCCATAAACTTTCATTGGGATACAGCCATACGTATTAGAAGCATGTATTGTAACGTTATGTCCACAGTCTAAAAAGCCTCCAACGTTACCTATGGTTGATATTCCCCATGACTGGTTATCACCTATCTCACCTTTAAATAATATGTTCATATTGCCTCTTATAGATTCTGTGCTCTTTCAGCTAGTTCTCTATTGTGTATTTCTTCACATTTAGGGTGATATGGTTTACTATCAGACTTATCAACCATCATAACCTCTGCAAATGAAAAACAATTACAATACTTACATCTACCAACAACTCTACCTCTTCTTCCAGCCCACCCTAAAACCTCATATCTTGCATCCGGCTCGCCCACAACATCCTCTCTTTCTAGCTATGATTACCATACCATTATGCATAGCAATGTTTCCAATGTGTAACTTACTTAACAAATGAGCTATTATAGTGTACATCAATACCAGATAGTCGGGTTTATTAAATCTAACCATATTAGCTACTGACTTACGTATAATAGCAGGTATGAATCCCGTCTCATGTCCATAATAAATCTTTACTATATCAAAACCTATGTCGTTCAGAAGTGATGTTAAGTTCTTCTTTGAGAAATAGTATATATGACCTGGAAGTATATATCTAGACGAAGCACCCTCAACCCGTCTAACTATGCTATCCATGTTAGTTGTCTGTATAAGTAGTACACCCTTATCGTTAAGAGCATCAAAACAGTTCTTAATTACTTTTCTAGGGTTCTCTAAGTGCTCTATAACTTCTATCATTGTTATGGCGCTATACTTACCTACTATCTTCTCTTGCGCGTCGCACAGCTCAACATTTGAACCCTTAGCTTTTCCTTCGTTTATAGCATACTCTGAGATGTCATACCCCTTAGCTTGTATATCAAATGATACAGCCTTGTCTACAAGCGCCCCAAACGAACACCCAATATCAAGCAAGCTATGTCGCGTAACTGTTTTAGAAGGCATAAACTTAATGAGATTCTGTATTCTTCTGGTAAGCTCTATCTCTCTCAAAAACTTATCTTCACGCTCATCTATGTAAGAATACTCATTACCACCTCTGTAATAACCCTCATTGTACAAATCTTCTATATCAACATTGGTATCGTGTTTCCATATAAGACCACAGTTCCTACAGTGTACTATTTCGAAGGGCCTTAAGAACCTAGTTATTCTGTATTTGCGTTCTACATTATACGACAAACATGAAATACATTTATTTCGAGTCATAATTAATTACGTCCCATACTCTAGACTTAGTTGGATTAATACCATAAAACCCCGAATTCTTAATAGCTAGCTCTCTCACTTTCGTATACTTGAATGGTGACAATAATATGTCTGTAGCTATCTCAACAGCATCTACCACGCGATAATCGTCAACTGAAGTATCTGGAAAACATAGCCTGTTAGGTAAGTTAGCTTTTGTACCAATCATCGGAACCCCAAGCGCCGCACAGTCTTGGGCTAATCTTCCAACCACTTTAAACGTGTACATATGTATAGCGATATACGCTTTACTTAAATACTTAATAGCTTCATTGTAGTTTAACTCATCAACCAGCTCTATATCTTTAGCCCCATAAGCATCAATAATAGCTTGCGTCTCTTCTCGTTTATTAGGTGTCATATAATAAATAAACGCGTGCAGTTCAGAAAATCTCTGCTTTAAACATTTCCACACAGCTAGATTTGGTAGTATGTCTCTATTAAATCCACCAGGGTTCGATATACCTAAACACACAAGATTCTTGTCTTTGTCTTTAGGCTTTATAATGTTAGGGTAATGCGTAGCTTCTTGATACATGGGCCAACCTGTATAGCGACACTTTCTTGGGTCATCTAAGCACCCACTGAAAAACTCGACCTCATCAGCATTAGTACACATTATATAGTCATACATCCGTATGCTTTCTATAAAGAGCTTTACATCTGCTAACGACCACCAAGCCGTAACATGAGTCTGTATATCTGTTATACCAATCAGTTTAAGCTCTGGTAGCGCTTCTCTTATCTTCTTGAGTACATGGAAGTACTCTGGGTATACATTTATAAACATATGCGTGTACTTCTTTAAAAAATCAAACTTATCCAAGTCTTTCAAATCTGGATACCAATAGAAGTCTGCCCCACCAAAGAGCGTCGGAAACCCAGTACACCCATTCACTATGTCCTTTCTGGGTTGTGCGAATGGACATTGGTATGGCGATAGGAACGCAAACTTTTTATCTTCACACCAATTATCAAACTTCTCAACTTTACTTAACATGTTGCCTCCATGATTTCTGTTACATTGTTCCAAAAGTTTCTAGATACATATTTCCAAGAGAACTTCTTAATTGCGCGCTCCATTTCTTCTTGTGTTACGGGAGCATATTCTTCTTTCATAACTCGTACTATATCCTTAAATGTCTCTTCTTCGGTTCCTTCTTTAACATATCTAGCTAAATCACCATACCAGTACCTATATAGTGGCGTGTCAAAACAAATTGGTCGCGCCCCACACAGCAGACCTTCAACCACAGGTTTTTCGAAACCTTCAATACGTCTTAATCCAGATACCCACTTACTCTGGTTGTACGCATCTCTCATCTCAAGAATTGTTAGGTTGGTTACGTTGCTGTATGATTTGTTTCTAAAATTAAGATTATGTCCAACGTGTAACATTCTGCGCCCAAGCAAGTCGCAGGCGGCAATACACTCTCTAATACCCTCAGTTACAGCTATCTCGCCAGTACATAGTATCTGTACGACATCATTTGATATAGATGGTCTGTAAAACCAAAAGTCAGGTTGACTTCCCCACGGACCGCGCATAAACTTATTACTATCTATGTTTGGAAACATACTGGTTAAGTCTATATGAGAATACACCATAATTGCGTTACGGAACAACTCTTCGTACTCACTCTTATCTTCTTCTGACCACTCACCAAAACAATGAAATAAAACTACATATTTATCGTGCCTAAGATATAATTTATCAGATATCCTGGTAATATCTAAAATTTGAAAATCTGCGTTCTTTGGGCTGTTGACAAATTCATATTCGCTCGGAGCATACATCTTAAAGCCAACTTCGTTATCGCTATTCCATAAATTTTTAACCATGCGCTCAAAATATACTTTAGTCTTTGGCTTCTTGCGTATTCCTTCGTATATGTCTATGAGCGTGTTAGCTGTTTTACCCCACGTGTAATCAGATACATAGTTCTCCCCAGTCTTACGCATATCAACACCATGTGCTTTTTTCAAAGCTCCAATAAGCTCGTTAAAATCTATGTTGAACCAATACTCATTAGATGTAAAGTTTGGTGATGCACTCGCCTCCCCCATGTCTCCAGTAATAAGTTGTATATTCTTACCGCGATTAACGAAATCTAGATATCCACCATAATTAGATGCTATGATGGGCATACCAAACATCAGTGCTTGAAATACTGGATGTCCCCAACCTTCACAGCGAGAAGGCATTAACAGACAGTCACACGCGGCATAATACTTTGCCTCATCATCGTCTTCCTGATGCACAACGATAACTTCTGGTGGATTCTGATGACCAAGCTTTTCCATTTCAACTAACTGAGTAGGGTCGCTATTTGTATGTCCAGGCATTGACTTCAATACAAGACAAACATCGTCGTCATCAGTAAACGCGCACATATACGCCTTGATTGCAAGAATGGTGTTCTTACGCACATCGCCAAGATTACCCAGCATTAAAAACTTATAACCTTTTTTAGTATTTAACTCAGCTGGCTTGGCATTGACATCTATGTCGCTCGCTAATGGTACAATGGCAATATTACTTACTCCAGAGTTACGTGCTATATCAGCAGTAAATTTTGTTGGACACGCGAATACGTCTACTCTTCTGTTCAGCATTTCAACAACATCACTTTTCATAGTGTTCAACTCAAAAGGAAAATATGCTATCTTATGCTTTGATTTATCAGCATTAATAAATTTTAAAGCATGCTGTGGCATATGATTGATTATAGACAAATATCTAGGTTCTTCACCAGCCATCATTTCAGTTATGTCGTTAGGACATTTGAATCTAGAAGATTTACCACCACCCTCTGTAATTTTAACGTTCCATCCATTCGACTTAAAGCCACGCGCAAAACCTCGTGTTGTTATAGCCCAACCAGTATGCTCTCTAACGGCTCCATAAATGTTTACATCATTCATCTTAACATGAGGAACTGGTTTGTTCTCAATAAGTGTATAATAATTATCGTCAAGACAATCATCTATTATCTTTTCCCACTGCTTAATGTTTGTATCCCACCTAAATTGACTGATATACTCTCGCGCGTTTCTACCTAGTTTAGTCCTTAAAGAAGGAGACCGATATAGCATATCAAGCTTTTGAGCTATATCATCTGTATCAACTAACGCTCTCTCAATATTATGCTGTCCTGTAATGTAAGTGTTTACCTTAGCTAGAAGACCGCGCGAAGAATCTCTCCCGAGTAATTCTGGCATTGTGGTGTAATCTGTTGCAATACAAGGTAGCTCGCAAGCCATAGCTTCTGCTGTTGTCAGTCCCCAACCTTCTCCTTGTGTTGACGATAGCTTTACATCACAACAGTTATATAACATATTAAGACGGTCAACAGGAACACCCTTCTCAACGCATACATCATTGTTTACAACTACATGTTCTTTAATGCCATATCTACCAATTATTCCATCTTCACCAACTAGAGTTTTCTTCTGCGATAATGTAAATGGGTCGTTTACATCCATGTGCAGATATAAGTCACAATTATCATGTTTACCATCAGATATGAATTTACTAAAAGCTTCTACAGAGCGACCAACCTGCTTTCTGTCTTGAAATCTATCAAACACACCAACAACAAATCTACCCACGCATGATGGCATAGTCTGTCTACGTATCATGTCTTTAGAAGCTTTTATCTTAAAAAACTTCCCGATATCAATACCTCTTGGGTTGACAGTAACATTACACGTTTTATCTCTCTGCTGTATGACACGCTTACCATACTCACTCATGCTTATAAGAACATTTGCCTGACGCAACATACCTGTCCAGCTTTTTGGTATAGGCTCACCATCAATAGGTATTTCGTGTATAAACTTGAACGAGTCATAGTTTGGCATATAATAAATGAAATCAACCATCCAATAATCGCCTAAAGCAATAACAACGTGTGGCTTAAACATTGAGTGAATAACTTGATATAGTGCTGTATCCTTAAAATCTTTTTCGCTAGAGTTAGGCCAGTTTGCTGGATGTCCATAAGGCTTATCAGTACTTGATAATGTGTATTGCTTCCACTTATACGGCCACTTAATTCCACGCTGTACTGCTGAATTCCAAAACCAACCAAATGATGCTACTTCATACTTTCCGGTATTAAAAAGACGTTGCGCAATTTGTGCATGCGCAACGCCCATTCCACTATCTATAGCTGGTGAATCAGATACGATTAAGATTCTTGTTTTCCCTGACACAATATCTCCTTATTTTGCCCAAGCCTTCCATATTTGTAATACTAACCCAGAACCAACTAAAAGCAATATGACATATTTACAAAAACCAAGCACAGCAATAGATTTATCTACAAACTTTCTATATGAAGTAGACTCTGTTATATGCGATTCAAGTATCCCGTTCTTATCTTTGCTATCCTTAACTAACCATTTAATGTCACTTTTAACTTCTGAAACATCACCTTTCATACTAAGTATATCGTCTTTATATTGACAGTCATGTGGATCCATATATATCCTTTACTTAAAGTGGGCTGGCGGTGAGCGTCAGGGTCACCCACCGCTTTACCGCGGGGGCACTCCACAGGCCCACTAATATTTGTTAAGATGCTTCAATCCATGTCACTGCTATTGAGTTATCCTTAGCTGAACCAGCTCTATTTTTAACACTAATTAGATGATTTGTTGCCGCCTTTAAAACGATGGGGGCATCTTTCCACATATCACCTTCAGTAGCTTCACCACACCCTTCAGGTACAAGTCTATGAGCTATTCTTGTCCCGGAAGCTGTTACTGTAGGCGTGTGAAACGCTGTTGATTTAGGAACTACAGCCGAAGCTCTATCTTTATTAAATATTTCTATTTGTGTTCCGCTCGTAGTACAGGTAGTATCTTCATAAATTTCAAGTTCTGCATTACCACCGTTAGCTACATTAATAACTAAGGCCGCTTGAGCAGAATCAAATCCGCCATCAGCCGCACCACTTGTTCCAGTATATAATAGTAACTGATGATATCCTTTATCTGCAACAGACTCAGAAAGTCGTCTAACAGAAAATACCAACCCATTAGCTAGATTTGTTTCTACGACATTTCTAACATCAACAAGAACTTCAGACTCAATTTCTGTGATTTTCGCGGCTACTCTTGCTCTTCCATCAGATTCTATTTTTAAACCAGTTTTCTTGTCACCGTGGTCTTCTATTGTAACACTACTCATGTTATCTCTCCTCTATAATTTCTTCTTGTCATGTGTTACGACAACTCTAGAAACAGATGGTGAGCTATCGCTGGCAAGCGTCCTACTTAATGTTATCTTGATTCTTAAATCATTATACTTAGCTTGCTTATATACTGGTTGTTCCTGTCCATGATTTAGCTGATAATTAGCATCTGCCTTTCTTATAAGCCTATACCCGTCTCCACTATCATTGCTAGCAAAATACTCTATAGTTCCATTATTAAGAACTTGCGTCCAATCAAGCTTAACCTTAGTACAGTCATAGTATCGCTCTGTATTCCTTGTCAAATTTATAATCTGTGCTGATACAGCACTCCCTGATATCTTGCCACTAGACAATACTAAGCTACCACCACTGTCCTCAACATCAACCATTGTCCAATTGCTCCACGCTGAAGCAGAAGGCAAATCTATAACATATCTCATCTCTGGAAGCCAAAACTTACGAGGGTTCACAATTTTGTAATCGCAATGAGGACACATCAAAGAAAAGTTGTTACGTGCTTTAATCAACTTGCCATGCTTTGGACAACCCATATTTACCTCTTAAAGAAAAAGGGACGCCAGGCACTTAACTACCTAGCGCCCCTAATTTCGCTATATATTCTAACTAGGCTATATGCCTGTTATCATACAAAGCTGTTTCGGTCTGAAGATTACAGTTGTAAATGTCTTGAACAACTGTACTCTGAGAGACCTGTACTCGTTCTCAAACCATCTCCTAGTAGTCAATGGCTCGGCAACATACGTTAAACCAGTAGAGGCACCTCTCTTGAAAACAATAGCATAATTGTCCTCAACGAGTCTAGACTCAGCACGTGCAGTCGTAGCCACGTTCTGAACAGGTATCATATTGGTTGTAACAGCATCAGTTACATAAACATTGAGACCCAAGAATCTGGGAATCGCCTGGGAAAGCCCCTGCGTTTGTATAATCTGAGCGCCAAGACCAACGCTTCCATTATACTTTACAATGTCAGTTACATCAGAGTGCGTCAACAGGTCAAGTTCGACCTGAGGAGTAATTAAGAGAGTATCAGGGGATGTATGCCACTCTTCCCTCATATTCTTAATTGCTGTTCTGATGTCCGTAACCGGGGTACCGGTTGACAAATCCCAACGTCCATTAGCCGCATTGGTGACAGCAGTCGTCTTACCAGTAGCGCCTACTAAAGCGTCGATAATTGTCTTCTCTTCCCTTAATCTTAGGGTATCTGCTAAGAACTCTACTTCATCACGTACAAGAGCCTGTCCTGCACTGCGATGAACTGCTGAGTCTTTCGCCATTAAAAATTTAATAGCGCGCTCGGAAATCCTACCTCCGATTCGATACTCTTTCATAGTGAAAGATTCCTCATGATAATCAGTATTCAACAACTCGTCCGGGCCAGCTTCGCCAACCTCTGGAGCTAATTGTCCAAATCCGATGTTATTCCAGGATTTATAATATCCCGACCACTCTGGAAACGACCTCTCAGGAAGAAACTGCGTAGCGAACATGTCGCCTTGAGTCTTCTTGATAGCGATTCCAGTGAGCTTTTTCGGCTGTAAATCAGTCAAAATCTCAAATTTTATCATCGTCTATCCTTCCTGTTTAATCGTTGTAGCAGATGTTTACAAACACCTTGCCAAATTCAGACGCCACTATAGTCTCTAATGCTACACCAACTATCGCCGCTTCTGAACCAGAGGGAAACGTCTTTATCTTACCACTGCCAGCAGGTGCAACCCTGGTGCCAATAGTAATTCCAGACCCACTATCTTCTAATCTAGCAATACCGCCAGTATAGACAACTGCGTAATCGTTAGCTTCCCAATCAGCACCTACATAACCTAAGATAGTCTTTGAATTCGAACTACCTTGCTGAATGGTTACGACATCTGTTACGGTTGTGTTGAGCTCTACTATCCGCCCTTCATTCAACGTACCAGACGCCTTGAAACTATAACGGTCACCGCCATCAATAACTTGTATATTGCCAGCATAGGTTTCAGTTAAAGCCATGTGTTAACCTCTCTTATTGTTAAAATCGCCCTAGAGCAATTTTCCTTTCTTATCTATCTTGCCATCATAGCACCAATCCAGTGCCTCTTCAAACGAAGTTTCATTATCCTTGGCAAGTTTTTCAGCAACTTCGTTTATCTCTTCAGCAGTCATACTATCTACATCTAGCTTACCTCTTTCGGTCTTATCTTTATCTAAATCTGCATTACCAGACTCATCTAAATCAACGACTTTTTTGCCATTAGTTAGTACAGCTACAAAACTATCTATCTTGTCATCAGCAAGCGACAACATAAAGCTTTTAGTAGACTCTTCCTGTGCGGGAGTAATCTTACCAGCTTCTTTAAGCTCTGCAATCTTCTTCTCAACCTTTGCAGTCTTAAGGCTGTCACTAAGCTTCTTAGTCTCTTCCTTAACATCAGCAAGAGTTTTACGAGCCTCGTCTCTTTCCGACTCTAGAGTTGATATCTGCTCAACTGCCTCTTTCAGCAACTCAGCTCCATCACCTTCTATTTTGGAAAAATCAATCTTTCTTACATCTTTCATATCTTTATCCTCTTCTAGCTTCTTCTTCGTGGCTTTCACCTCGATGCCAATTTTCTTGGCCATACGTTCAAGCTTCGTCTTTGCCTTAGCAATTATCTCAGACGAAAACTCCTTAGTCTTATCAACCTTAGCTAATGCATCACTTGTATGAGAGAGTGATATTTTTCCATTAGCGTCTCTTACGGGTAATACTCTGTCTCTATTCTTGTCTCTGACAGGTTTTTTGACAAGTGTGAAGCTAGAGTCAGGGAGGGAATTCTTGTACTTGACAGATATCTTAGCAAAATCACCATTCTCTTCGATGTCTTTCTCATCAAGTATATCTTCTTTTAAATCTATATTATCTATGAACTCATCATCTATGTTTAAAAACTCTTCTTGTAACAAGTCTCCGTTTTCATCTCTCCTATCTATAGGGAAAAACAACCAAAGATTGTCTTCACCTTTTTCTGCTTTATACTTTTCACCTTCTATTGTTACAAAGTAAACACCATTTACGTTTGTTATGTCAGCTTGAGTATCATTTTCATCTTCTTCTATGTCGCTATGTACGTGAGCCGCCTTTACATAAGGAAACGCAACAACGCTGATTTCTCTAAGCTTATCATTTATCATATCGACACCTATAGAAAACTTTTTCATGAGCCCTTTCTTCCATCGAGCTATAGCATTATCGTCTTTCAATAAGAAGTCAGCAAACATAACTTTGCCTTTACGAGATAATCCCTTCAACCAACCTAATGTAGCAAACGTGCTAGGGTTGTGGTCTGCCTGTATTGGCGTATCATTTTCTTCACTAAACTGACCTATGAAATTTCTGTCTATGTAATCTATGCTGTATTCAGTACCTCTATAAGTTCCTGCTTTAAACACAGGTACTCCACGTATCAATAGCCCATCGTCTGTCTGCTCAGTAGTTAAGTCTTTTATTTCTTTTGACTTTACTGATGTAGCAAAGTTTAATATGGTCAAATTGTTTTCGTCTATCGCATCTTTACCTGTAGCTTTAGCATTTGCTATTCTTATAGCTTTTGCGTCACAATCACTTGTTCCAGAATCTTTACATGCTTTTAAAACAGAATTAGCAATAGAGGCCCAACGCTTCTCTTGCTGAGGTGTTAATCCCTTTTTATGTTTCTTTGCGTCTGCGCTGGTCCAGGGCATATCAATCTCCTATTTTTATTTAATCGCCACTACCCATACCTGTATTTCTAGAAGGTTTAGGTGTTTTAACCTGCTGAGTAGGTCCTGTAGGTTTCTTAACAACAGGTGACTTACCCTTATCAGTTTTTATTACTTTCGTTTCAGCTGGTGGTGAAGGAACTGCTTCCTCACCCTTACCAACTTTACGCGTATCTCTTGATACGGATGTTTCTGAGCGCTTTGGAACTCTCATCATATCTCTCATCCAAGTCTCGTCAGCACCAACAACTCCATTTCTTACTAACAATGCGAATACTTTAGCTAGTTCTAAGAACTCAGCTTTGGTCAGTGGTTCAAACACAAACTGTGGATAAGAATCCATCTCACCATAGTTTAACACTATCAATGGTTTAATCAGATATTCTTCTATTATACCACACAAATCAATTTCAAGAGATTTTAGCATCAGTTGAAACAAATCAAATCCAACTTTAGATTTCGCAAAGCTCCCGCCAGGTGTATCGCCAAGTAGTGAGCCGGGAACTATTAATCCTTTAAGTATTTGATTATTGTGATATTCTATACAGTTAGAATAGTCACCACCACTAGAACGACCTATACCAGTCTCTAGTGCTTGTACTTCCCATCCTTCTACGGTTGCAAGTGACGTTTTAGCTTGTGCGTTCTCTAAAACGTTTTTCATCTCTTCTAAATCTTTTGAGCTAGGAACCTTACCAATAAGCATTGGCATTCCAAATCTCTCTAATGCTATGTTCCAAAACTTTATAACTGCGTTCTTAACAAACCAGTTCTTATAAATCGAGCGTAGTCTTGATGTACCATAGTAATTGCCAAACTCTTTTTCATTTGTATATATAATCAATCTTTCAATAGGGAGCTTAATGCTTTGTTCGCTATATACATCTGTATTCTGTAAAACCTTTTTTAAGTTGCCATACTTATCAGTTTTAAATGTTATTGTATCAGGGTCTAAGCCTTTCATTTTCTTAAGCCCTATCTTACCCTTAAACTTCCCATCACGCACAATCTTAAATACAAGCTCAGTCACAGAGAATCCATAAGGAAGAGCTGTTACTATGTTAGCTATACCACCATCTAGTCTCCCATCCATGTGGTCGAACACATGTCGTATAAAACTGACAATCTCTTCACTTTTCTTCTCTTTCTCTGAAAAGACTACCTTCCAGTTGCGTGACATAGTTGCGAACTTAATAAGATTGAAACCAGCTCTTACCTGAGCATCTTTCATCATCTCTTTATATGTAGCTATACCTATCTCATCAGGATTATACGCCAACGCTGACAACTGGTCCCAGTTAGTTGTCTGCAAACCTCTTTCACGCAACATTACTTTACCCATGTTATATAAAACTTTAGGCTTCTTTAATAGTGGCATAGTTTATCCTGTCGATATTATGTGTCTTGGAGATATTGGTTCCAACGTCTCAATGTGTCTATTTACATGCACAGTCTGTATGTCACCGCCTACAGCATATCCCTTCGTAATCTCTGGGGACAGCATATCTTTAACTGCAAGGGCGGCACTCCATACTCTGTCATCCTTTTTTCCCTTAATGTGTTTGTATCGTATAGCACCAGAAGGAGTTAAGTCTCTTTCTAGAGCTAGTAGTTGTGTAATGAACTCTATATCGTTCACAAGCTCAATGCCATGCTTTTCGCATAGTATCTTGAGATTGGTAATCATTATCTCTTTATTCTTTGATGAGAATATTACAGATTCAACCTTAGCACCAAACAACTTACGCATATCCTCTTCAAGTCGTACACCAACACCAGTAGCATCTATGTTTATCTCATCTACGTCAAATGAAGCGTTTATGTGCGCTATTCGCTTCAACTGGCTTGAACGCTCTCCCACAGCAAAGTCATAAGGCATGTTACGTAACTCTTCTTGGAATCGTATTCTAACCTTATCAGGACATCTTTCAGCTATAGTAATAGCAGTAGACGAAACGCGCTTCCCAAAGTCTATTCCCATAACAACTTTATTCTTTGTTTGTAGAAGACTGAAGTAGTGTAGCTTGGGATTTACAACCCCTTGCAATAGCTCTCTGGTAAAGAACGCCATATCGCTTATAGATGGGTCACAGCAGTACTCTTGACGAAAATCTAAGTCAAGCATAGTTTTCTGCATCTGACGTATCATTTTACGATACTCTTTATCAGGACAATCAGTCCATGGTATCCTATGTCTGGAATATCCAGACGCAGGATCGTCCCACAAATCCCAAAATCTATTCGCTCTACCTCTAGGTGTCGACAAGATAGTCATAGAACCGCCACGTGATATTGAAGGCTGGATAGCGGCTAAGATATCACCATCGTTTAAGAGTGCGGCAAATTCGTCGCAGTATACCTTATGAGCTCTATAACCACGCACCGTTCTATCATTATTTGGTAGACTCACAATACGTGATTGATTTGGGAAGCGACATTCTGTCATTGAACGACTTAACAGTTTTGGTGGTACAGCCATTCCATGAATAAATGAATAGACGTACTGTAAAACACGTTTAGCCGCTTCTTCTCCAGATGAAACAAACAATATTGTTTGGTATGGTTTCGATAGCGCTGTAAATAGTCCTTCTAAAGCTATTACCCACGACAATCCTAACTGTCGTGCCTTCATTATAATGCGAAATGGTGCTTCGTCTAGTAAAAATTTCTTCTGATAATCATATAGTAGTATCGGGCTTCCTTCAAACGTGAAGAGTAGCTCAAGGAATCTCGGTATCTTGTTCCTGTTGAATCTTGCTCTCATCGTCAGCCTCTTTTATAACCTGTAGTTTTTCTTTATCAGACATTTCTTTTCTTACAGCAGAATCTATATCAACATCACCTTCAGATTCTATTTTAGAAAATATATCTGATAAAACTTTTGACATGTCCTGCGTATTACCTGTATCACTTATACGAATTAACTTCTCAATAGCACACTGCATCTGCTGGTCTAAATACTGCCATTCCTTTACTGATATATGGGCACTCTTTTTCATCTTACGGCACTGCATAATTGTTTCCCATAAGATGTCTTCTACCGGCAATTTCTTTTTCTTCTTACGCGCAGTCTGCTTGTCTGAATCTAAACTAGCTCTTTGTTCTTTATTAAAATTGTAGCGCTTGTAGTGCTTACATAACGTAGGTACGCTGATAACAACGTCTGGGTGTTCTGCTTTTAACCATTCGTTTATAGCAGTGCTTGATTCGCCTTTATCCCATCGTTGCTGTATCTCAGCTCTGAGAGGGTGTTCAGCAAACATTAGTTGTGGTTCATTCGTCTCGCTCATCGAAAATCATCGCCCTAAATAAAATAAATGTTAATGATAGTGACCCAACACATCCAAAGCAGTCGTATATTGTTAAGTTAAAAAGTGATGTTAAGTTCAGCAATAAGTATGCTATTATGGTAAAGAAACATATAAGCGCAACACCCCATGCAATCCTACTTACGAAAAACAATGTGGGTGCTATTCTGTTCATGATTAAAAGCTTACGCATAGTAAGACCGTCTAAGCATACTTTATGCATCATCGGAGTTTCTATCGGTTCGCCCTCGTTCTTGTTCCCGAACACTCTGTTTTGCATTTTTCCTCCCTACGTATTGTAGTACATATCCCTTCCTTCTGAGAAAATCACAAAAGCAAATTACTGCCCATATGAAAACCTGTTTATCAACTCCACGACGTTCTGCTTGTAACTCTGCGAATTTAGTGAGTTCATTTAGTATATTCATGATATAAGGGGTAGGGTGAGAGTATTTGCATTACTCACAAGCACATGTAATATGCAATTTCGATTATATTTTTGTATATTCGAAAGGGGTAACACATGCTACTATGCCTACCAGCGTTATTTTTTGGCTGATATTGTTTTATCGTCCTCATCATATACTACAGCGTAAGCCCTCATACATGACTGTCCCGACCGGCATATACTTTAGCCCTGATTGCGACTTGTTCAGTCACCTACCTTTTCCTATTGTTGCATTGTGTTTATAAACTTTATTATCAACCGCGTATCATCATCTAATTCCAACTTACTATAAAAATCAACCTTAAACTTACTATATTTATACATATAGCCGCCCTTTCATAATTATGAAGAATTCGCCGTATCTATCGCAAACCGTTTTCTTAACTTTTTGTAACCTGTTTTCAGGAAACCTCTTACAGAAGATTCAGCACAACCCATGGCGGCGCCTATTTCTCTGTTACTCATTGACCCTATTACACTTAGGATTAAGCTGGCTTTTATCTTTGATGGAAGCCCCAAAAGCATCTTTGGTTTTAGTGGAGTTATGATTTCTGGGTATATAACACTATAAGATAAGTCATCAGATTGGGTGTCTATAAGCCGTTTAAGCTTCTCATTCCTTCTTAAACTGCCATAGCCTCTTCCTTTAATATTCTTAGATGACTCTTGTATCATTTTTCATTCCTTACGCATGTACATGGTCGCAGATAAGATTGACTATCGGGTGAACGCCTCCAGTATATTATACCTCTTCCCCAACACAGTGTACAGTTCTTATTAACGCGAAACTCCGACTTTATGTACTTGCATAAAAATGTAAACCTATCTTCTTCGCTTGTAACAGTCTGTATTTCGCTTGACGTAGTTACTATATCAACCTTCTCTTCTTTCATAACGTCTCCTTAATTTATTCTCTCACCTTACCAATTTATACCTAGAAACCAACCTAACCCTATTCCGATAAGAAACATCATTAAGTAACCAAGTATTGATGAAGCATTACCTTTTCCCGCTCTTCCCAATAGAAACCCAAGAACACCCCCAAATAACGCTCCTACAGCACCTCCCGCTAACGCATATATCATAACTACAAACCCCATATCTACCTCCAATAAAAAGAGCGTTAACCTGCATTTCTGCAAATCAACGCCCTAAGTTACAGACTCCTTGTCGGGTATTATTTCATCTGTTCTTCAGTCGGATCCTTTATATGTGAAGGTGGCTGTCTGTCAGCATCAGTACGCTGTGGTAACCTTACATCAACGCGCCGTCTTACTATATCCACCTCATCTATGACTATGAAAAATCGTTTCGTATCTGAGTATAAAGCCCTGTAATCATCATACTTGATTCTTGTATCAGATTGCTTAATGAACTCAGTTGTCTCATCTTCAACAAACTCGCGTCTACCATCAGATAACCGCTCGACTACACGTATACGATACTTACCAACAAGCTCACCTTGTAGTTCTTTTATTTTTTCAGAAATATCCCTATTATGGTCCAATGCCTGTGTAGCGTTCATTATTTACTCCCCTTATGTGAAAGATTACCAGATAATGACATTAAAAGTAAAGATAGTACGTAAACCGCCCAAAATTCTCCACGCCAACTTAACTCAAATAAGTGTAATGCAACAAAGATGATTCCCTTACTTAAGAGAAACAGATATAAATGTACAAGCCCAATAACCATAATAATAGCGCAAACTAAACCAGTAGTACTATCGTCGTGCATTACGTTTCTCCTCTCTACGTCTTACCTTACGCTGACGTATCATCTCCATTAACTCTTTCTTTCTAATCTGCCAATCTGCGTTTTCGTCCCATTCCTTCTTACGTTTACGCGTTTTCGCCGCTTTAACAGCCTTCTTACGCACCAACCTGTCGAAATGACGTTTATGCTTCTCCTTCTTCTTCATTCCTTTACTAGCCCTGTCTATCGTCTTCCCCATAGTCTACTCCTAGTAGTTTCGCTCGCCAACGCTTCCATGCCTTTTCAGTCTTAGCATCATCTTTTTTATTAACCTCGAACGCCTCACGCCACTTACCACGTAAGAATAACGTTAAACTCTTGAAAGGGACAGTTATCTTGAACGATACACCTTTCTTCTTCTCACGATTCATGTATTCTTTGAATCCCATAACTATTCTGCGTACATTGTTATTTCATCAACCAACACCGTGTGTATCACCATGTCATCACCACGTATGTTGTATACTACAGAACCCTCAAGTATGAGCAACCCAGAAGGTGCTTCAAATGCGTCAGATACAACTAGATGCCTTTTCTCAGTCAACTTGTGAATTACTATGTCACCTACCGTAAACTCCTCCTCCGTAGACTCAGAAAACTGCCTGCCCTCTTCCATAATACCCTCCCCGATTACCTGTATAAAATGTTCTTCTCCAACAACCCGTGTGCCTTCCATACCTCAATTAACTCGTCCTCACCGAACTCTCTAACGAATAACCTAGTTACCATCTCCAACATTACCCCTGCATGACGCTCCGTGTCACCCAATACCTTGCTAGCTAATACGTTAACCTTTGCCTCTTCCATCCTCGTTCCGCTCCTTTGCTATATTATCAATATAGTCTTCCAACTTGTAAAGCACAGCTTCACTGTAGTTCTTTATATAAAACGTGCTTATTAGCAACCCCTTATGCTCTGTATATGAAAAACTGTAATCTGCAAAATGTAACTCACATAAAAGCTTCCTGAACCCGTTCCGATGAAGCGACCCAACCTCAAAATATAGAACACCATTCTTCTTAATAGCATCCTTGTACGTTTCCTCAAGATAGAAGTCCAAGTCCAGCATGCATCCAGAAGGGTATATGACACTCTTGTGATTGTCAACGTTAGTAGTGTCCTTAGGTAAGCTATTGTCAATACTCATATATTATGCATTTTAATATTTATCACCAGACATCCTAACCTCCTTCTCATACCACATCTTCTTACAAGCACCACACAACCTTTTACGCTTCTCAACGTCCTTAAATGCCTTCCAACACGCGCCAGAGAACAATCCTACGCTCACACCAAGTATAAACCCTATTCCTAATGCTAAAACAATCACTATAAGCGTTAACCCGGTCGAAATAATATCTATCATATATATAGTATATCACATGTTCCTGCATTTGTCAAGTCCTTTTTTAGGTATTAATGCTTCCTCCGTCGCTGGAATTTTCCTGTCCATAGAAAACTTATTAACACTTTTCAAAATCCAGTAGGCATGGTTGGTGGCCTTACTTCACTATTCACATATAGAGACAGAAACTTACAACTTTAAATTGCAGACAAAAAAAAGAGCAGAGTTTTAAGCTCTGCTCTCTTTTACTTGCTTTGATATTTACTTCTTTACAGCTTTAGCTTTCGCGCTTGTTTTATTCTTTGCGCTTGCTTTAGCTTTAGCATACTGTTTTAAGCTTGTTAAGCTTAATTGCAATATGAGAGCATGCAACTTCTTTCTGCTGTCATACTGCGTGTTAATACACAGCATCTGTTTTTTAGCTTGCGCATCACATTCAAGTTTGCGCAATAGCTTTATATCTTTATTGCAATAAGCATAGAATGATGATAAATCATTCAAACGTTTAAGCAATTCAATTACATCTGCTTTTGCTATGATGCAAACGTTGCTTTTAAACTCTGCTTTAATACTTGTCTTTTTAGTATCAAAGCTATATAAAACTCTTTCTCTTTCTTTATTGATTACTTCTTTCACAACTTGCTTTACTGCTACGCTCTTATTTGCTTTATTACTGCGCTTTGTCTTTTTCATTATACACGCTCTCTTTCATTTTGTGTACTGTTAGATTTTTTCGTTGCTTTGCGCTTCGTTGCAGTACTCAACTGCATTGCGCTTTTAACATGTATCATGACAAGTTTTACTCTGCTTTCGCTTGTCGCTTTCGTGTCGCTCAATATATTTTGTATTTCGTTGTATCTATTCATGCTATAATTATATCACATGTACAGCATTTTTCAAGAGTAAATAACTAGCTTTTTTTTAGCTAACAAGCTTTGAGTCTTTACGCTCTTACAGGCAAAATCTTTTTCGTGTTTTATTAAAACACAGTAAATCGAGCGTCTTTTTGAGGCTACATAAAAACACAGTAATTCAAATCGGCGGGCCTCAAACAGGCTAGACAGAGGGACCTTAAAAAGGTGACCGAAAACCTCAATACCTGAATTCCTCAATAGTTAGTTATTGGAACCTCTAAAAGGAGCACAAAATATGCCCCTCCCCCACCCTATAGCGTAGCGTGATTACTAACAGGTACCTATATATGAAAAACAGCTGGTTTTTAGCCCTTTTTCCGGTTTGAGAGCCTACCCTCGCAGGCGACCTTGTTTTCCGACCCTCTTTCAGGAGCCTCTAGACACCACTTTGTACAGGGAAACCGCTTTCAGGACTAGAAAGAGAGTAGGTGACCTAT